ATATAGGAGTTCGTCCCCCCCTGTCCAATCGGTCGGCCAGCCTGGCCAGCCGTCCAATTTGCCGAAAACGAGTCATTTGCTTGACACATTGGTCCTTTCCTCCGAAGATTCCATTAAATGAGTGATAAGTATAGACGAGGAGAAGTAAGAGAAGATGGTATGGTCTTCTACGGACATAGGGCCAATGGGTACCAGTACTGGGTTTGTCCCGAAAAATTCGAGGACCTTCAGGAAAAAGAGCGTCTAAGGCAGCGATCTTATCAGGTTAAGCGAAAGGACAAGCCGTCCTTCCGTCAAAAAAAGCGTGAATACATGAAAAAGTACCGTGATCGAAGAAACTAGCACAGAAAATCCAACGTCAGGTGATCCAACCGACCAAGTTCCTGTAAAAAAGAGAACCTGTCGTCGCAGTCACGTTGAACGAAAGAGAAAAGCTCAGGCCGACGCTGGTCGGATAACCGCTCGTGACAAAAAGCTCAAGAGTCTGACCAACCAAGTCTACAACCGCGAGCAGAAGCTGAAGGAGCTTGATTCAAAGATTGCCGAAAAGGAAGACATTGTGGAGCAGATGAAGCTTGCCCCGTCTCCGACCAAGCAACGCCAAATCCTGTTTGCCAAGTTTGCCGAATACGACTTTGATCCAATCGACCAAATGATCGAATACGCAATGGACGGGAAAATCCCGATAAAAGAACGGATAACCATAACCAAGGAGCTTGCTGGTCTTGCTTATGCTAAGCCCAAGAGTATCGACGTCCAAGGGTCCATGAGTTCGGAAGTTCACGTGCATGTTCTGGATTTTAAGAACGTGACCCAAAAGTCCCTTGGGGACCATCGCCACCCGGACGCGAACGCACTTGTTCGCCAAACCACCAATGAAATACTGGACGCTGAGCTTGCTGAGGACGAAGAATCAGGAGACGATGTTTACAGTGAGTTCACCGCTCCAGAGGACCTTTAGACCACATGAACATTCAACTTCCGGCACAAGGTTGGGTTCCTCGGTTCTACCAGCTTCCTTTGGTAAATTACATGATGCAGGAGAGGCGAGGCCTTCGTGCCGTGTACGCTTGGCATCGTCGGGCAGGTAAGGACCTCACGTCCATCAATTTGCTTGGTATGAAGAGCCTCCAGCGCAAAGGGCTTTACCTCTACGTTGGTCCCTTCAACAACCAGATCAGGCGGATCATTTGGAACGGTCAGGACGGATCGGGCAAGAAGTTCATTGATTATATTCCCCGGGAGCTGGTGGAGCGTAAATTGGAGCAGGAGATGTCCATCCACTTGAAAACAGGTCAGGTGATCCAACTGCTGGGTGCGGACGATCCCGACAAATTGGTAGGAATCAACCCTGTCGGTGTTGTGTTTTCCGAGTTTTCGTTGTGTGACCCCGTAGCTTGGCAACTGACTCAGCCTATTTTGGCCGAAAATGGCGGATGGGCCATGTTCAACGGAACCCCCAGAGGGAAGAACCATTTCTACCACCTGCTCAATCGTGCCAAGCAGAACCCGGATTGGTTTTCCAGCCATCTTTCGGTCAAGGACACACGGGCCATTACTCCGGAGGACCTTCGATCCGCCCGTAAGGAGCTTAACAACGAGTCCAAGTTCCAGTCCGAGTACATGTGTTCCTTTGAAGTGCCGATTGAAGGAGCGTATTACGGCGACATCCTCCGAAGAATCACCGAGCGAGGGCAGATAGCGGATGAATTTGCAGCGGACCCTGCGCTTCCTGTGCACACGGCATGGGACCTTGGGATGGATGATTCCACGACGATATGGTTGTTTCAACGCTACGGCCCCGATTTCCGCATTTGTGCCTACATGGAGCACTCGGGTGAGGGTTTGCCCTTCTACGCAGCCCTGCTTGAAAAATGGGCCACCATGAACCTAGTGTCCTTTGGACAGCACTATCTGCCGCACGATGTCTCCGTTCGGGAGATTGGAACAGGTCGTAGCCGAATTGAAACTCTGCACAGATTGGGCATTCGGGCCACTCCGGTCAAGAAGCTGGCAAAAGAGGATCAAATTGAGGCAGTTCGCAACATCCTGCCTCGATGCTGGTTCTCCAAGAAGCATACGGAAAAAGGACTGGAACACCTCAAGGGCTATCGTAAAGAATGGGACGAAATGAACCAAGTCTACAAGAAAAGGCCCGTCCATGACCAATGTTCCCATGGAGCCGATGCTTTTGCGACTCTCGCCGTAGGTATTCGTGATGTAAGCAAGCACAGCGCAGGCGAACGCCAAAAGGCGTCACGTTATTTGGATACGGAGATTGAGCTTTAATGCCGATAGGAGAAGATTTGTTTCGTCTTACGCCAATGGACTTGGCTGTTATTCGCTACCAGCAGTGCCGCCTTGATTTTGTGCAACTGCTGGACCAATACGTTTCCGCCTACCCCGAAGCGGAGCGGTACGCTTTCTTCATTCCGAACGGAATCCTACTAGGGCACAGGGAAACAAGGGTGAATCCCTACGATCCGAACAGTGAACACAGGAGTCCTTACTGGTACGTCACCTACGCACAAGGGAACATAGGCAGCCTTTTGCGGTTCATGCCTTACTACCTTGACACTGTCGGTTTTTCTCGATACATGAAGTACCCAAATCGACCTATCCGTTACATACCGACAGATAAACTTTTAAACCGATATAATCATGGACAAAGTCTTGCCAAAACCTCCTGCGCCGGTTGCACCACCTCCGCCGCCGCCACCTCCGCCGCCACCTCCGCCTGTGGCAAAAGCACCGATAAAGAAGCCGGTAGCCCGATCTAATGTGGTCAATCCAACAAAGGTACAGGAAACTAGGGTCACTACAGGTAATGCTGGTGCGGCAGCCTATTTGACTGCGGATAAGAAAAACAAACTTGGCAAAGGAATTTAATGTCAAAAGACCCGCAGTTTATTCGTCTACAGGAACGCTACGAAACTCTGAAGAGGATTCGTTCTTCTTACGAGGATATGCTCAATGCGGCCCAGCAATACGTAACCCCGAACCGTACTGCTTTTGACCGAATGGGGACCGTGGAAGGTGCTAGACAGGACGATGGGTCCAAGCGACTGTTCGACCATACGGCTGTCTGGGCTAATCAGATGTTTGCAAACGGCATGGCCAGCTACCTTATGCCGAAATCGGATCGGTGGGCTTATTTGAAGCCGGTGGACACACCGTCTGCAGAGCTGAAGGACGATGAGCTTATTTATTTGGAACTACTGAGTAATCGCATCTTCCATTTGTTCTCTATACCACAAAGCCAATTCTACATGTCCGGCCATGAAAGTTTCCACAGTCTGGGTTCTTTCGGCAACGCAGTCGTCTATGTAGACCAATCCAGCAAGCGGATTCAGTACAAATCTTGCCCGTTGGCTGATTCTTTTTTCGACACAGGTCACGATGGATCAGTCGATACCGTGTTTTACAGAAAATGGCTTTCAACCAAGGCATTGATACAGAAGTTCCCCGATGTTGTGAACATTGACGGATTTGATCCTGAGGCCACAAGCACTACGCATGAGCTGGTTTATGCGGTGGAACCGTCCGTTGATATACGCGCTCAGCGAAATGGACGTGTAGGCAATTCTCGCCCATACCAAGCGTTCTACTTCCTTCCTCGTTTTGAACGGGTGGTCCAATCGGGAGGAATGCACTATTTTCCATTCATGGTTCCTCGCTGGATGGTTGTGGCCGGTGAAACACTCGGTCGCGGTCCTGCATTTACCTGTTTATCCCAAATACAGGTTCTGAACAAAATGGTCAAGGAAGTGCTGAAGAGTGCGGAACTTGCCAACCGTCCTCCTCTTTCTGCCGAAGAGGATTCCCTTTTACTTCCTATAGCCTACGGCCCCGGACGTATTCTTTATCGAACACCCGGAACACAGGCCCCTGAACCACTTCTTAGCGGATCACAGCCACAGATCACACTGGAGATGATTCGGGATTACCGAGAACAGATCACACGGGCTTTTTTTGTGGATCAGATTATTCGCGATCAGAAAAAAGAGCGTCAGTCCGTTTTGGAAATACAGGACGAAAGAGGTCAAATGCTCCAACAGCTAGGTCCTCTTCTGGCGCGGATTGAAACAGAATACTTATCGCCATCTATCGAGCATGCCATAAGGTATCTGAAAGAAACAAGGGACCCACTGTTTGACCAAGTTCCGCAGTCACTGGATGGTCGTGAGATGCAGATTGTCTACACCAGTCCGGCGGCCCATGCTCAATACGCTTCTGGCTTGTCCAACATCTCCGGCTTTATTCAGGATTTGGCTCCGTTGCTTCAGGCTAAGCCCGAGATACTTGATAACATCGACGAACAGGAATTTCTTGACACGGCAGCACGTATGCGAAACATTACCCGTAAAGTTCTTGTGGATAAAAAAAGTGTAGCTAA